GCTTTTCAGGCAGCATTACGGCTATGACAAATGGCGCACAAAATGCCGATATTGCCGCCGCGCTGGATAAGGTGGCGGGTAAGCATTACCACATTATCGTGTCGCCGTTTAGCGATGCAGCCAATGCCAAAGCGTTGAGCCAACACATTACCCAAGTGTCCAACGCCATTGAGCAGCGCGGCTGCATCGGCGTGATTGCCCAGCGCGGCACGATGCCGCAGGGCGCAAGCCTGACCGCCCAGCTAAACGACGGGCGCATCACCTGCGCTTGGTATAAGGGCGCAGCCGAGGCGTGCGGCATCATTGCAGCGGGCTATGCGGCGGTGTTGGCGTTTGAGGAAGACCCCGCCCGCCCATTGAACACGCTGGAAATCAAAGGGCTGAACATTACGCCCGATGCGCAATGGCCGCTGTTTAATGAGTGCAACAACGCGCTGTATAACGGCTTAACACCGCTGACGGTGGTGGCAGGCAAGGTGCAGATTATGCGGGCGGTGTCCACCTACACCAAATCGGCGGCAAATGTGGACGACCCTGCGCTGCTGGACATCACCACCATCCGCACACTGGATTACACGCGCCGCGCGATTAAAGAGCGCATCGCCTTGCGTTTCCCACGCGACAAATTGAGCGACCGCCTGCTGCCCAAAGTGAAAAGCGAGATTTTGGATGTGTTGCTGAAACTGGAACAAGCCGAGATTATTGAAAACGCCGAAGCCAATAAGGGCAAATTGGTGGTGAGCCGCAGCTTGCAAGATGCCAACCGCGTGAATGCTGCCATCCCTGCCGATGTGGTTAATGGCTTGCATGTATTCGCAGGGCGGATTGATTTAATCCTATAAGGCAGCCTGAAATTTGAACAGCAAGGGTGGCACGCTGCTGCCCTTTATCTTAACCCAACATAAGGACAACACCATGAGCGATGCCACCTATGCCGGCACGATTATTATGGAAGTGAACGGGCGCGATGTGGAAATCATCAGCCTAAAACCGCAAACCACCACAGGGCGCAAGCCGGTGAAAACCATGAACCGCCAAGGGCGCGTGATGGGCTATGCCGACGGTATCACCGAGCATAAATTGAGCGCGACCGCCGCCATTCCGATTGACGGCACAGAGATTGATTGGGGCAACATCACCCGCGCCAAAATCACCATTTACCCCATCAATAAAGAGGACAAGCGCGAGTCGTATTTGGATTGTTTCAGCACTGAGATTAGTGAGCAATACGAAGCCGATAACGAGGCGCGCATTGATATTGAACTGATTGCGCTGCATAAAATTGTAGAGTAAGGATAATCCATGAAACACAGTTTTACCCTGCAATATGGCTTGGAATACAACGGCGAGACCCATTTTCAGGCTGCCTTAAAGCCGCTGACCATCGGCGGCGAACTGAACGCGATGGATGCGATTGATGCCCTGCCCGCGCTGCCCGAAAACCCCAGCGAAGCGCAGCAATCGCGCCGCGCGGTGCAAGAGACGCTGATTTATTGGGCGCAACAATTATCCATTGACGGCATCCCACAAGACATCATCACTGCCGATTATCTGCTCAACCATTTGAGCGGCGCGGATTACAGCCAATTGGTGGACGAAATGGAAGCCTTGCGCTCAAAATCCACCGCCGCTACGGAAGCCCCCACGCCCCCCGCAGCGGCAGCCTGAACACCCCGCGCAGCAGCCAAACCGCCCATCAGCAATACCGCCAAGCGGTGATTATGCTGGCACGCGCGGGGCTGGGCGCGGCAGAGGTGCGCGCCATGTGCCACGCCGAGCTAACCGCATGGCTGCACGATTTACTCGCCAGCATGGGCATTCACAGCCCCACAGGCGGCGAAGTGATTGTGTCGCGGCGGCTGCCAAAACCTAGCGCGTAAGCCTTTGGGCGCACGGGGCGAAGCCTTTACCATCTATCCCTATCTAGCCTTTAAACGATAATTAACCATGAGTTAATTTAAGTTTAAAGGCTATTTTTATGGCAAATGGCAATATGAATTTGTCGTTGACCCTATCGGCGCGGGATAACGGCGCACGCGATCTGCTGCGCCGTGTTCATCAAGAAATTTCCCGCAATGACAGCCTGCGCCGCCGTTTGGCGCATGTGGATGGGCGCATGGCGCAATTGGGCATTCGCAGCGAGCGGCAGATACGCATGGAAATTTTGCAAACCCAAGCCGCCTATAACCGCCTTGCCCGCAGCGGGCGCGCTTCGCACAACGATTTAGCCCGCGCGGCAACGGCTACGCGCAACCGCATCCGCGAACTGAATGATGAGCTGCGGCAGGGCGCGGGCGGCTGGCGCAGCCGAATGGGGGCAATCGGGCGCGGTGCGGCAACGGTGGCGGCGGGCAGCGCGGCAGCTTATGCGGCGGTGCGCCCCGAAGTGGAGCGCTATAAGGCTTTGGATATGCGCCTGCGCGAGGTTACTTGGGCGGCGCATGGCGAAACGCGCGGCGCGGATACGGCTTGGCTGCAACGCGAGGGCATGGCGCAAACCAAAGCCCTTGCGCTGGCATTGGTGCGGCAAAACGGCGGCAGCAGCGATTTGGCATTGGATACGCTATCGGGGATGTTGGCAAACGGCATGAGCTGGGCGGATGTGCAGAAAAACGCAGCGGCAACGCACGCCATGGCACGCGCGGCAGGCGAAAACGGACAATACGATGGCGCAGCAGCGGCAAAGCTGGCAAAAACCTTTGCCGATAACGGGCTGGATGTGGCGCGTGCTTCGCAAATGGCGGCGCAATCGGGCATGCAGGGTACGTTTGAGATTGCCAATATGGTGCGCGATTTGCCGTCGCTGCTGCCCGATGCTAAGGCGGCGGGGTTTAGCGGCGAGGCGGGGCTGGCTTATTTGCTGTCGGCGTTGCAATCGGCATCCAATAAGGCGGGCACGCCCGACGAAGCGGCAAATAACGTGAAAAACGTGTTGCAAAAAACGCTATCGGCAGATACCACCAAACGCATGGACAAGTTGCTGAAAACATCGGGCAGCAAGGCGGATTGGCAAAAGATGGTGTTGGAAGGGCAAAAGCAGGGCAAAAACGCGGTGCAGGTGTTGGCGGATTTTGCCCAAACGCTGTTGAGCAAGGACAAGGGCTTTCAGGCTGTCAAAGCGCGGGCGGATAAGGGCGACGAGCTGGCGCAGCAGCAAATGGCGACCATGCAGGCGTTTATGGTGAGCAAACTGATGCCTGATATGCAGGCGCGTGCGGGCTTGAATGCGATGATGGATGCCGAGCAGATGCGCCAGTATTTTGACGGTTTGATGGGCAATAAAACCGATGTGATCGGTGGCAAAAATCAATTTATGGCGTTGGGCGAGGCAGCGAAGCAGGAAAAGGCGCAGGCGGAAAAAGAATTGAGCCTGCAAAGCTCGCAGTTTTTTGCCACGGTTGCCGAGGGCGAAACCAAGCTGGCGCAGCTGACGGCGCAGTTTCCTGTTGCTACCGAGGCATTAAAGGCTTTGGCAGCGGCAGCCAGCGCGGCGGCATTGGCGCAAGGGGCAATGGCAATGCTGGGGCGTGGCGGCGGCGCAGGTGGGGCGATGGGACGCATGGGCGGCTGGCTACGCGGGGCGGCGGCAAGCGTGGGTGGTTGGTTTGCCGCGCGTGGGGCGCAGGCTTCGGTGGCAGCAACACGCGCAGGGCAGGCAATCGGCGGCGTGGTGCGCGGCGCGGGCAGTTGGCTGGGCAATGCGGGCAGGAGCTTGGCGGGGGCGGTGGCGGGCAATCCGACCACGCTGGGCAAATGGGGCGCAGCAGGCTTGCTGCTGCATTCAGGCAGCCTGAACGCGGGCGAAAGCGAGCTGTTAGCACGGGCACAGGCGCAGCGAGGCAAGCAGCCTAATGTGATCCGCTTTGGGCAGCCGAATAACGCTGCTGCCGCGCGCGCCGAATCTGCGGAAAAACTTGCGCCGGTAATTAGTCAGCAGACGGCGGCGTATCAAACCGCCACGCAGGCGCAAACGGCGAGCTTTCAGGCTGCCTTGGCGGCGGATACGGCGACGGTGGGCGGCAAGCTGGATGCGATTAACGGCACGCTGGGCGGGCTGAACCAAACCATTCAAAACAATGTGCATGTGCAGCTGGATGGGCGCGTGATTGCGGAAAACGTGTCGCGCCATCAAGTGAATATGTTTAACCGAGGAGCGGGACAATGAGTATGTGGCATACGGTGTTGCAAGATGCGTCGTTTCGGGATGTGCACTTTGATGTGGTGGCATTGGATGAGCAAGACGGCAAGGCGTTGGTGGAACACGCGCGCCCGTTTACCGATGGCGTGTGGCTGGAAGACATGGGCAGCACGGGGCGGCAGGTGCAAGTGGAAGCGGTGTTTTGGGGCAAGGGCTACCATAGCCGCTTGAATGCGCTGGTGGAGGCGTTGATGGAACGCGGCGCGGGGGTGTTGGTGCATCCTGTGTGGGGGCGGCTGCAAAACATGATGGCAGCGAGCTGGCACTTTCACCACGACGCAGACAATGTGGACTATGCCACGTTGAGCATCACGTTTCGCGAAAGCGGCGAGCCGCAAAAGATTTTTGTGTTTGAAAACGCCTTTTTGATGGCGATTGAACGACTAATCGCGCGGATTGACACTTATCGCGCGGCATTGGATGGCTGGATTGATGCGCTCACCATGGCAAAACAAAGCGTCGGCGCGCTAATCGGCAGCGCGTTTGGCTTTGCCAGCGCGGCAAGGGGTGCGTGGGCGGCGTTGCGCGATTTGTTTGATGTGGGGAGTTTGGGATTAGGCGGGCACGAGAGCGGCGGCGCGGGCGATGGCGCAGGCAGTAAAAGGCTGTGGCGCGAGATGCACAGCATGGTGCAGGCGGGATTGTTTCAGGCTGCCGCGATTGGCGCAGATGGCGCGGTGCACACGGCGGATGTGCGCAGCGCGAAAAGCCGTTTTGATGCGCTGCTGCGCGCGGCGGATGCGGTGGCGACGGTGGAGCAGCGCATGGCAGTGGCTGCAAACAGCAACACACGCCGTGGCAGCGATTGGGCAGAGCGGGCGCAAGTGGGGCAAGTGTTGCGCTTGATGGCGCTGGAGACGATATTTCAGGCTGCCTTGTTGCTGTTGGAACACGATGGCGAGCGCATGAGCGCGCCCGATGTGTGGCACATCAACCGCGCGGTGCGGCATCGCACGGCGGCGGAAATTGCCCGCTTGCGCGCCACGCTGGCGGCGATGCCCGACAAGGCGCAGGCTTATGATGCGGTGTATGCCGTGGTGGAAACGCTGCGCGATGCGGCGGCGCATTTAAACCTGCTGGCGATTGCCGTGCTGAACCAAAAACCGCCGTTGATTGCGCGCCCTGCGCCGTTAAGCGGTACGGTGCATCAATTGGCGTTTGCTTGGTATGGCGAGATTAATCGCGCGGATGAATTGATACGGCTTAATCCGCAGCTGCGCCATCCTTGCTTTATCCAAACAGGAGAAATCATGAATGGCTACGCCCAATAATTTGTATGACAACCAAATTGTGCTGCGCATTGGCGGCATGGAGCATCGCACATGGCAAAGCTACGATATTGACAGCGATTTTTTAATCCCTGCCGATGGTTTTGACTTTGAGCTGGGCGTGGCGGCAACACAGGGGCAAATCCCCGATTTAACAGGGCAACGCTGCGAAGTGGTGATTAACGGCGAAACGGTGCTCACAGGCATTATCGGCAACCAGCGCGATGAGAAAGACAAGGGCAGCCGCTCGCTGCGCTTAACAGGGCGCGATTTGGCTTGCTTGCTGGTGGATTGTTCTGCGCCGCAAGTGAATGTAAAAGGCATGACGGTGCTGGCGGCAGTGCAAAAGCTGGTTGCGCCGTGGAGGCAATATCTGCCCCGCGTGGTATTAAAAGCGGAAAACAACCCAACGCTGGATAAGGTGGATATTGAACCGAGCGAAAGCGCGTGGCAGGCGTTAAGCCATGTGGCGAACTCGGTGGGCTTGCATGTATGGCTGGAAGCGGATGGCACGCTGGCGGTGGGCGGGGCGGATTATTCGTCTGAACCTGTGGCGACCTTGTGTTGGAGCAGAAATGATAACCGCCGCAATGTGGAGCGCATTAGCATTGAGCGCGATGTGGACAATCGCTTTTCGGAAGTAACCTTTTTGGCGCAATCGCATGGCAGAAGCGGCAATGCGGCGAAGCATGATTTAAAGTGGGTGTGGCAAGACCCGTCTATGCCTTTACACAAGCCGAAAACGGTGGTGGTGGCGGATGCGGATAATTTGGAAGCCTTGAAACGGCAGGCGAAAAAACAGCTTTCAGATTGGAAGCTGGAAGGCTTGACGATTACGGTTACCGTGGGCGACCACAAAACGGTGGCGGGCGTGTTGTGGGCGGCGGGGCAGCGCGTGCATTTGATTGATGAGGAAGAAGGCATTGATGCGATTTTCTTTGTGATGGGGCGGCGTTTGATGTTGAGTCGCATGGCCGGCACGCAAACGGAACTGCGGCTAAAAGAAGATGGGGTGTGGACACCCGATGCCTATGCGCAAAAAGCGGAGCGGGCGCGCAAACGCAAGGGCAAGCGCAAAACGGCGCGAGGCAAGGATAAGGACGAGGAGTTGAAAAGCAAATGAGTTTAGCCAAATTAGCCAAGCGAACCGCGCAGGTGGCGCGGGGCGTGCAAGATGGGATTCGGCAGGCATTTCGCGGCAAGGTGGCGGCAACGCAATCGGGCGAGCCGATTCAGCGGGTGCAAGTGCAGGGGTTGGCTGATGAAACGCTGCAAGATGTGGAGCAATTGCAGCAATTTGGCTTTACCAGCCATGCGCCCGCTGGCAGCGAGATGATTGTGTTGCCTTTGGGCGGCGATACCACACATGGCATTGTGATTGCCAGCGAGCATGGCAGTTTTCGGGTGAAAAATTTGCAAGGCGGCGAAGTAGCGGTGTATGACCAATCGGGCAGCAGCATTGTGTTGAAGCAGGGGCGGTTGATTGAGATGGATTGCGATAATTTGGTGATTCGCGCCCGCCAAAAGGTGGCGATTGACAGCCCGATGGTGGAAGCCAGCGCGCAGGTGTTAGCAAAAGGGCAGATTACGGGACAAAACGGTTTAGCCATTTCGGGCGGCGAAGGCGGCGATGCGGTGCGCATTAACGGCAGCCTGAAAACCACAGGCGATGTGGTGGCGGGGGATATATCGGTGCAGCAACACACGCATCCGGGCGACAGCGGCGGCACAACGGGGGCGGCGCAATAACGCATGGATGGAAATAAACAGAGGCAGCCTGAAACGGTTTATTCGTTTTCAGGCTGCCTTTTTTTGGGGCGAAGCGGTGCGCCTGCCTGCCCTGCTTTGCTGCGCCGTATGATGCCAGCATGGATAAAGAATTGAACCCTTTAACCGGCGATTACACAGGGCGCGCCGTTAAAAACCTGCAAAACGCGGTGTATATCCGCTTGCGCACGCCGCTGGGCACATGGTGGGCGGATAAAAGCATTGGCTCGCTGTTGCATCTGTTGCAGCGGGAAAAAGATGTGGCACGGGTGGGTTTGCTGGCAGAGCAGTATGCGATGGAAGCCTTGCAGCCGATTGTGGATGATGGGCGAGCGCAACAAATCAGCGTAACCGCCACGCAGCCGCACAATGGCTGGTTGTTGCTGCGCATCCGCGTGGAAACAGCGCAAGGCGGCTTTGATTATGACCACCGCGTGCCGATTGTTTAGGGCAAACACCCTACAGCAGCCTGAAAATATTAAACCCTTTTAAACAACGATTAAACCCATGTTTACACCCCCTGACTTCGACACCATTCGCGCGGCGATTTTGCGCGACACACAATCGCTGATACCCGATGCCGACATCAGCGCCGATAGCGACCATTATGTGCACGCATCGCGCTTGGCATCCTGCGCGGCGGGGCAATACGCGCATCAAACGTGGATAACGCGGCAAATCTTCCCCGACACGGCAGACACCGATTATTTGGAGCGGCACGCGGCATTGCGCGGCATTACCCGCCGAGCGGCAACCCGCGCAGGCGGCACGGCAACACTGGCGGGCACGGCAGGGGCAAGGCTGACGGCAGGGGCGCAGATTAAGCTGGGCAACCGTTTTTATACTACCCACGCTGATGCGGTGATTGACGGCAGTTTAAGCGCTCGCGTGCCGATTGTGGCAAGCGAAGCGGGCGAGCAGGGCAATTGCGACACCACCGCAGGGCAATTGATGGCAGCCAGCGCGGGCATCAACAGCGATGTGATGCTATCGGCAACGGGCGGCACGGATGCGGAAAACGATGCTTCACTGTTGTCGCGCTTGTTGGAGCGCATCCGCCGTCCGCCCGCAGGTGGTAATCGGCACGATTATAAAAACTGGGCGTTAAGTGTGGATGGCGTATCCAGCGCCTATGTTTATCCGCTGCGGCGCGGCTTGGGTACGGTGGATGTGGCGATTACATCAGCCAATCAATTGCCCAGCGTAGAAACCTTGGCGGCGGTGCAAAACTATATTGATGCGGTGCGCCCTGTTACCGCCAAAAATGTGCGCGTGCTCGCGCCTGAAATCACGCGGGTGGATGTGCGCGTGCAAATCAAGTTAAGCGGTGCGGATTGGGCGGCGGCGCAGCGGGCGATTGCCGCTGCGGTAACGGCTTATTTTGATGCGCTGATTCCTGCCGATGGCGTGGTGGTGTCGCAGCTAGAAGCGGTAATTAGCAATGTGGCGGGCGTGGTGGATAGGGTGTTGCTTGCGCCGCTCGAGAATTTGCACGCGGACACGGTGAGCAAGATTGAGTGGTTCAAATTGGGCAGCCTGAATATGGAGCGCATGGCATGAGTTATCAGGAAGTGTTGCTGGGCTTGCTGCCGCCTGTGTCTTATGCGCGCAGCGGCGAACGGGTGCGGCGGCAGGCGCAGATTGATGCGCGGGTGTTGGATGGGGTGGCACGCAGCGCGGAAGCGGTGGCGGCGGCGTGTTTGCCCGACACATCGGGCGCATTGCTGGCGGATTGGGAGCGAGTGCTGGGCTTGGAAGCGGCAAATGTGGGTAAGCCTTATGCAGCGCGGCTATCGGCGGTGTTGCTAAAAATCAACGCGGTGGGCGGGTTGAGCATTCCCTATTTTATCCAGCTGGCGCAAAGCGCGGGCTACACCATCACCATTGACGAGCCGCAGCCGTTTCGCGTGGGCATTAACCGCGCAGGCGATAGGCTCGCGCCCGAAGAGATTATGTGGGTGTGGGTGGTGAATGTGGCGGCGAACACGCAAACGGTGTGGCGCTTTCGCGCGGGAGCAAGCTGCGCGGGCGAGCGGTTGAGCGTATATGGCGACAGCGTGATTGAAACGGTGTTTGAAGACTTGAAGCCCGCGCATACGGCGGTGCGGTTTACTTATAAGGATTAAATATGATTGCAATTGAAACGCAGGATAAGCAGTTTCACGATGGCAATGGCACCACCGAGCTGGGCACGATTTTGCCTGCATGGTGGCTAAACCAAGTGCAAGATGAGCTGCTGGCGGTGGTGCAAGCGGCGCAAATTGCGCCCAATAAGGCGACAACCAACCAGCTGCTGGCGGCGATTAATGCGATTGTGGGCAATATGATAAACAGCCGTGGCAATGATTTTTGTCCCAGCGGCATGGTGATGACCTTTGCAAGCGATTTTGCCCCCGCAGGCTGGCTCAAAGCCAATGGCGCGGCGGTATCGCGCACGGTGTATGCCAAGTTGTTTGCAGCGATTGGCACGCGATATGGCGCGGGCGATGGGTATAGCACGTTTAACCTGCCTGATTTGCGTGGGGAATTTGCGCGCTTTTGGGATGATGGGCGCGGGGTGGATGCGGGTCGGGCGTTGGGTTCGTTTCAGGGTGATGCGATTCGCAACATCACGGGCTTTGTCAGCATGGCTGGCGGCTTTTTTGATGATGCTATTGGCGCGTTTGCATTAAACGGCAATACCGCCAGCAGCTCACCCACACAAAATAATGGGCATGCGGATGATTTTTCATTTGACGCAAGCCGCGTTGTACCGACCGCCAACGAAAATCGCCCGCGCAATATTGCGCTATTGGCGTGCATCAAAATCTAACTGAAAGGCAATCAACATGAACTCTTTACCCCAAACCAAACCCGTATGCCAATTGGATGCGGCGGGCTTTTACGTTTGCCAAACCGTTGCCGACCAAGACCCGATGCAGCCTGAAAACTGGTTGATCCCCGCGGGCTGCATGGAAACCGAACCGCCCGAAGTCAAACAAGGACAAATCGCCAAATGGCAGCCTGAAACGCAATCTTGGCAGTATCTGCCCGACTATCGCGGCAAAACCGCCTACCGCACCGACAACGGGCAGCCTGAAACGGTGGAAACCGTGGGCGAATTGCCCGCGCATTTAACCCTAATTGCCCCGCCCAGCGAACTGCACCGCTGGAATGGCAAAGCATGGGCTTTAAGCAAAGAAGCCGCAGCAGCCGTCAAAGCCGAGCAGCAAGCCGAAATGTGGGAGCGCATCAAAGCCAAACGCGCCCAATCCTGCCATGCAGGCATCTATATTAAATCGCTAGAAAAATGGCTGCACAGCGATGCCGACAGCCGCCAACAATACACTTTCCTGCGCACGCTGGATAAGCTGCCTGAAAACCTAATGTGGAAAACGGTGGACAACAGCTTTGTGTTAATGACCCGCGCTCTGCTGGACGAATTAACCTTAAAGCTGATTAATGACGAGCAGCACGATTTTCAAAACGCCGAGCGGCATAAAGCCGCGATGCTGAAAGCCGAAAACCCGCTGGACTACGATTATTCAGACGGTTGGAGCGCGGCGGATTTGATGAAGGAGGCAAGCAATGGATAATCCACGCATCGCCCTTGCGCTGTACAAAGGCAACCGCAGCGGCAAATGGTACAGCCCCAGCGTGCTACAAGCGCGGCTGGGCGACTGGTTGATACGCACATTCACACGCAGCCCTTACAGCCATTGCGAAATCGCTGTAAATAAGGGCAATGGGCAATACGACTGCTATTCCGCCAGCCTGCGCGATGGCGGCGTGCGCCTGAAAACCATGCCGCTGCCTGCGGATAAGTGGGATTTAATCCCCATCAACCAACTTGATGCCCACATTGATGTGCTGAACTACTTTGCCCAAACGCGCGGCAAACCCTATGATTTTATCGGCGCGTGCGGCGTGGTGCTGGGCATCAAAGGCAGCCTGAAAAAGTGGTTTTGCTCGGAATGGTGCGCGGCGGCGGTGGGGTTGCAGTATCCCGACCGATACAGCCCGCAGGGGTTGGCGGAGTGGTTTAGGCAGCCTGAAAGCTGCTCCACATAATGCGCTGAAAATAGAAAACCCCGTTAAACAACGGGGAATGCTGAAAAAGTACGGCAGGAACAAGGGTGCGATTGCGACACACCCTTGCCCCCTTGCCAAAGCAGACCTGACCTGCATTAGCTGCCGTAGCCCTCAAGTGCGGGCGGATTGTAAACGAAAAACAGGAATCTGCACAATGAACACGAACACAAAAGAGAAAATAGAACACACATCAACCGAACTGCGTTGCCAGTCTTGCAATAGAAAACTGGGCGAAATCGCGGGCACATATCGTTTAGCCGTGAAATGCCCACGCTGCAAGCAATTCAACCATTTTAGCTACGCAGCTCCGCTAAACGCTTCGCAGGCAGCCTGAAATCTTAAATTTTTAACTTCTTTTTGAGCATCCACAGCATGCCTTTTTAGCCGAACGCCACGAGCGTCTGTTTTGAAAGGACGCTATGGATGCTCAATCTCAATCAATCCAACCTAAACCAACCCAACCTAAACCAACCCAACAACCCACAGTCGGCAGCCTGTTTGCTGGCATCGGCGGATTTGACCTTGGCTTTGAACAAGCAGGCTTTACAACCAAATGGCAAGTGGAAATCAACGACACCTGCCGCGCAGTGCTCGCCGACCGCTTCCCACACGCCCAGCAGTTTATTGATGTGCGAACCTGCCTGCCCGACTTATCGCCCGTTAATGTCATTATCGGCGGCTTCCCCTGTCAAGACGTTTCCATCGCAGGTAAACGGCGCGGGCTGGCAGGCAAACGCACAGGCTTGTTCTTTGATGCGCTCCACATCGTGGATAGCCTTAAACCCCGCTGGGTTGTGTTGGAAAACGTTACGGGGCTGCTCAATTCAAACGCTGGCCAAGACTTTCAAACAGTCATCCAGTCCCTTGCCCAATGCGGGTATTTGGGCGCATGGCGCGTGCTTAATGCTGCATATTTCGGAGTCCCCACAAAACGCCGTCGCGTATTCATGGTCGCTGGATTGGGAGAGCTGCCCCCCGCCGAGTTTATGGCTGACACCGCACCAGTTGGAATGCTGGCGCAAACGTGCGACCCAACGCAACAAGAACCCCATGTTACTCTGTTGGCAGGCATCTACGCCGCAGGGATTGACCGCGCGGGTTCGGACATCATCGTTGTGCGAAACGGACGGGGTGAGATGGTTGAGCGGGCGCGAGCGGCTGCAAATAATGGGCTTTGCCTCGGATTGGATGAGACCAACGCTGCGGAAGCTCGGGCTGCGGGAAACGCCGTCTGCCCGCCAGTTGCGCGGTGGATTGCGGAGAAGTTGATTAAGACGTTTTAAGCGGTTTTAAATTAAACAGTTTCAGGCTGCCTGAAAGCAGTTGAACATT